TAAACGCTTTGCCGACCCCATCGAGGGCAGGGCAGTAAATGCAGAAGTCCCACCAGGCGCGTTCGGTAATCCACAAGCCGCCTTGCACCTGGTCCATCCACTCGCTGATGTCGTTGTAAAGAATGGCGTCGCGGATACGCTCCGGGCTAACGAGGCATTTGTACTCGGCCCCGCCATCGGTCCCAATCAGTCCATCAGCAGATGCGCCAAAGCGTCCGCAATCGGTGGTGACGAAGCCGCACGTTTCGACCGTCACCCCGGCATGGATTTCATGTGCTGACCGCGCTTCCGGTTCCATGTCGATGCCGCGCTGCATTTGCCACGTGGTAAAGCCTTCATCCATCGGCAGGCCGCTGATGGACTCGACGGCCACACGAAAGGCGTAATCCTTAGCCGCCGCAGACGGCTGTCCATTCTTGAGTTTCTGGCGGGCTGTTTTGAACATGCTGCCGGTGACAATTCCGGCGCGGGCGCGGTGCCAAGCTTCGCTGCCCTGGGGGACGTTATGCACAATCACGGTTTAACTCCTGCTCTAGCTGTGCTTTTTCCGCCTGCAAGCGCCCGATATGGGCGGCAAGCTGGGCGCATTCTGTTTGCAACTCTTCTAACTCGAGCGAAATTTGCTGATTGCGCCATTGCTTGTGGCGTTGTTCCAGGTCAGTCAGTCCGATCAGGTCGAGGAAACGGTGCAGGGCGCTCATGGCGCTTGCTTGTGTGCAATGCGACTTAGTTCATCGCTGACTTTCAAGCCAAGCTCAAGGCGCAAATCGACCAAATCTTTGGCAATAATGTCAGTCGCTTTGCGGTCAGTTTTTAAGCTCAGACCAAGGTCATCAGCCGAAGATGAAACATGGTCTGCCGTCACCTCAAACCCAAGTGATTCACTTGCAATCCTTGCTGTTTCTGACCGAGTACCAGCCATTCCATTTTCATCAATCCACTTTGTGATGAGGTATCTTTGTTTCGGCAATAAACGTGGTCTTCTCATGTCTTTTCTACCTATGTGAGTGCCATTTGTAAGGGGTGGCGAGGTACGAAAAGAAGCCGACCTTCTCCACAATCTGGTAGGCCTTGCGGCCCTTGCGGATAATGTCGCCGTGAAAGCGTGGCTTCCACGACCAAATGGTGTAGGCGGGTTTGCCTTCTTTAAGGCGTAAGCCGTATAGGTCAATGACGCTCATGTTTATGCCTCGATTACTTTGAGGATGGTTCTGTCGTTTTCGTGTACGTCGTTTAACGACCTATATTGGAAAGCCCATGAGTAGCCGCATTTCTCAAACATGGTCGCTCTAGCTTGATGCCAGTTTTCGGCGTTGATTTGCACACAACCAGGGCCGCCTTGGTTGCGGCTTAATGTGAAATAAAAGGCTTCCATCAGCATTCCTCCTGTCGTTTCTTTTCTTGTTCCCAAGCCGCATCAACGGCTTTTTTCAGATCGCGGGCGGCTTCAGCCGCCGACCAGTTTTCAAGCGAGTAGAGGATTTCCTCCACCGCATCCTCACCAATGCGCTCGGCATAGGTGTTCTCGGACTCCCACTCTTCGCGGGCAAGGTCTTCGCTGTCGTCATAACGCGGGTCGCGGGGGTCGCCGCGATAGGGTCCATAATCTGCATCAAACATCAGCGTTCACCACACTGGATACAGGCGACAACGACCGAGGATTTCTCGGCCATTGCCGCATCCTGTCCGTCCATCCATCCGGCCAATAGCAGGCCGAGTGCAATCAGTGATAGGGCTATGCGTTGGTTCATGTGCGTCTCCAAAGAGGGGCCATCCGTGGCCTAATGGGTTTAAGCCGCGCGGATGACGGGGGCCATTGAGTAGCTGCCCCAAGGCTTGACGCACTCGGCACCCTGATACTCGGCAACGCGCAGGGTTTTGATGCCATCGCCAGCGTCGGCCTTGATGGTCTTCGCGGTGCGGCTGATGACGCTCATGCTGATAACCATGTTTGCGTCACCGATTGAACGGGTGGTGTAGGTCTGGCCAACTTTGAACTTGCTCATCTTCTTTCTCCGGTTGATGCCGTCTGTGCGGCGTTGGGGTAAGTATAGCCGCGCTATAGACATAGTCAATAGCCAAGCTATACCTTTTTACATTGGGGCAAAAAAAACCCGGCACATGCCAGGTTTGTTCTCTAGAACATCAGCGCCTAGACTTATGAGGTCGATTCAATCAACAACAGGAGGGAGATGATTATGAAAGCCACAACAATGGCGGCAAGCTGCTTTCTCATGGCAACAATCCTATTGGGATGCGCCCACCGTAACGATGCAGTGGACACAAGCTTCTACGACAACCAGTGGAGCAAGTCAGGCGGGACTAAGGAAGCTTGGGACCGAGACAATCACGAGTGCGAAGTCGAGCGCCAACAACGATCCTCTTCCGATGAGCTGAAGATAAAAAACGCACGCGATTTGGACAATGACATGTATGACTCCGCAATGCGTAGCGGAACCATGTATTGGGGTGGCGGAGCTAATGGTGCGATGAAGGGCGCTAAAGAACGACAGAAATTTTACTGGAGTCAGTGCATGGAAGCTCGCCAATGGCGGATTGCTGACAGGAAGCTTTTCGCGGCGGAAGACAACGAAAAAGACATCAACGCAGACATCAATTCGTTTAAGGCGGCAAAGCAATAAGAAACCCGCCGAAGCGGGTGGGGTGGGTGTTGGGTTGCGCCTATGGTTTTTTGAGGAAGGCCTTCACGACGCTCACCATAGGTATGCTGATGAACAAGCCAGCGACGACGGGGCTGCGGGTGGATAAATAGAGCGCGCTAGCAATGCACGCCGATACGACAACAAAACCAAGTGTTTGACTGATCCGTTCAGTCTTCGTGGATGCCTTCAGTTGCTCTTGGCTAATGGCAATGTTGTGATCAATGGTCTGCTGCTCAATGCGACGCCGATGGAGCGATTCGTCAACGGCAAGCTGGATTAGTTGTTGCGCTGTCCCCGGCACCAGGTCATCGAACTTTTGGAGGATATCCGGCGGTGGGATCGGCCCCTGATAAAGCTGAGTTTGCTCGTGTTGGAGCGTTATCTTGGTCTGGTTATTCTGTCCAGTGACCGGATGCACGGAGTTTTTCTTTTTCACGGTCAATCACTCGCCACATATCCGCTCCGACTTTTTCCCAATCCGAACGGATGGCATCAGCATCACTCAGCTGCGGCAGCTCAAGCGGCTTGATGTAAGTTGGCTCCGGGTCTGCAAACAACATGACAGGGGCAGCCATGCCTTTCCAGAAGTTCTCCCAAAAAACACTGGATGTTTTACTGGATTTTCTTTTCATGCGCTTAGTCTATCCCCACAGGGCAGGGCGGGCAAATCAGTCATCAAGGTAAGGGGTGATGTTCTTGAATGGTCCACCTGGCTCAATGCCGTAGGTCTTGCCGTCATTGTCGAAGCTGAATTTCACAGCTCGATTCTCATGACTGCCTGTCAGCCAATTTGCTTTGGCCCATGACCACGTCATGGTGTCATCCTTGACCTGATACGGTGTTTCTTTCATGGTTGCAATGACCTGATCTCGCGTCATTCCGTTGGTCACTTTGTTTGCGTCCTCGTATTCAAAGTATTTTCCGCTGCTGACGGTGCATCCGCTTGCGGCCATTGCTGCCAGTAGTAAGGCTATCTTTTTCATTTCCCGCTCCCGATGTAAGTCTCAGCGCCGATAGCGCGTGTGTTCCATCATGGTCCCGATGATGTGGATAGGCTGTTGGTCAGAGCGCATGATGGCGTAATCCTCATTGAGAGGCACCAGCTCAAACACTTCCTGCCCATTCATGATGCCACGGGGTCGGTACTTCTTGAAGGTTGCAGCTTCATCGTGGTTCTTAGCCACCACGTAATCACCCGGCGAAGGGCGAACGTCCGGGTCAATCACCACCACGTCCCCTTCCTTAAATTCCGGCTCCATGCTGTTGCCAGTGATGCGCAGGGCGAAGGTGTGCGCCGAATAGGTGTTGGAGGCCATGATGTATTCATCGGCACCCCCACGCGGGAAACTGTCAACAATTTCACGCCAGTTGCCTGCTTGAATGGCGCTGATGATGGGATAGCCGCGGCGGTCTGGGTAGAGCTTGAGGCCGAGGTTCACGTTGGGGTCATCCACCATCGCACCTTCGCCGGATTCAATCCATAAAGGTCTACATCCAATAATACGGGAGGCGTTTAGCCTGCCCTCCTTAGAAACCCCCCGCGACGACCAATTGGTTAGGGTCTGGGCTGACACCTCATAGCCGCCTCGCGTAAGGCCATTGGCAATTTCCGCCGCACTTCCCCAGTTCTTAAGTTCTTTTGCTGCTTTTAGCAGGCGTTCGTAATCCATGCCCATGCCCTTTTTGCCTCTGTAATTCTTGTTATGGGGATGTTAGCCAATTAAACAAGATGTTGATAAACGCAGCGTTTGCAAACAATCAACACCATGTGTAAGATTGCCCCATGAACGCACTCACACAAGCCATTGATATCGTTGGTGGGCAGACAGAACTGGCCAAGCAGCTTGGTACTAGTGTCCAGACCGTACACAACTGGACCAAGCGCGGCAGTGTTCCGCCCCAATATGCACCTGTGATTGAGGTGCTGACAGATCGAAGGGTGAAAGCGGACTCGCTTTGCATTGAGGTGCCGTGGCGGTTGGTTCGCGGCACGGAAGCCGCCTAAATGTTCCCCCAATCCCAAACCCATGCCTATACGTGTCATTACGTATTGACTCTCCCTGCCTCCCGGTCGAGCCGCGCTCCCGTGGGGCTTTTTTATTTCACCGCCCTTGCAGACGGCGGCCAGTTGTCTGCGCCTTTCTCCCCCATTACCCGCTGGCGCAAAGCTGGCGGGGTTTTTTGAGGTGACCCCATGAAAGAACAAGACCAAGCACCCCAAGACGCACCATCGCCCTGCGAGTCCTGCTTTCGCGCTGAACGCTGCGCGGACCATCCGGTGGACTGTTACCGCTTTGAGTATTGGGCCGAGACGGGGAAGGCGGCATGAAGCGTTGCCCGCATTGCAAGACAGATAAACCTGAGAGCGATTTCCACGCAAACCGGGATCGTCCTGACGGCACCCTGCAAGCCTGGTGCAAGCCGTGTAAAGCGGAAGGCATGCGGGCGTTACGCGTCTCTCGCACCCGTCAAGGCCGTATCCGTTACTGGTATCCCGCCTATGGGGAAAAGTCTCATAAGGCGAAGCTGAGGAATGAAGACGTGCGATTGATTCGCGGGCTGTTGCCGGATCTGTCGTGTGCCGAGATTGCTCGCAAGTTTGAAGTAAGCCGGTCCACGATCAGCGCCATCAAGCATGGCCGGTATTGGACGGAGGTGGCGTGAGACGCACCGCGAGAGTTTCGTTGCTACCCGTTCAACTTCGCGCCCAGGTCGTTTCTTTGCGCAAGACGGGGATGAATGTCCTGGATATTTGCACCCGTCTCGGCATTGAGAAGTCATCCGAACGCAACGCGGTGAGTCAGCTTTGCGCTGACCCGTCATTGCGGAGATTCCAGGTCGGTATTGAATCGGGGCCGCATTCGAGTCCTCACAGAATCCGTACAGGCAACTGGGCATAACAACAGGAGCAATAAGCATGAGTGCCGTTGTTAATTTTGAAGACCATTCCAGCGATATCACGACTGTCAAATATCAGGCGATGGTGATGGCGATTCGCGAGTGTCATCAGGTTGATGAAGTGAAGATGATGCGTGACCAGGCGCGGGCGCTAGAGGAATACATGAAGCAAGCGCAAAACCAAGAGGCAGAGCGCAAGGCTTGTGAAATCCGCATTCGCGCAGAGCGTCGGGCCGGTGAGATTTTGCGGGACATGGAGAAGGCGAAGGGCCAGTTGAAGCAAGGGCAAGAACTCCCGAGGTCGCATGATGCTACCACGGAGAAACCTAAAACCCTCTCCGACCTCGGCATCAACAAAACTCAGTCAAGCCGGTATCAGGCGTTGGCCAATATCCCAGAGGATATTTTCGAGCAGCACTTAGCCGATCCTGTCAGCAAACCTTCTACGGTTGGTCTTATCAACCGTGCCAAAGAATTGCCAGTTCCCGTCTCAATACAGGAGCAAGTCGAGCCAGCTCCGCAAATTGAACGTCATGTTTTGCGCTTCTGGGGTTTGCTTCGCGAGATTGAGCGTGACGGGTTTCTTGGCAAGCCTTTATCTCATTTTGACGGCACCATGACTGAGGCCATGCGTGACGACATATACCGTCTGATCCCGGTTATCCGCGATTGGTTTGAATCACTTTGCGAGGAATCTGATTATGAGTCTGCATGACGACATAACTTCTACCATTGACCAGCTAGTGGCTGATGCTGACACAAACAATGCCGTATATGCCTCACCAACAGCAATAGCTGTCGATGTCCACTCTATATATGGCGATGATGATGAAGACGATCACATCAAATACGCATCAATAGAGCATTTTAAGCACATGGCGAGAAAAAGACTCGCTAGGCGATATGACTATGCTTCACAGGAGGCTTTGGAGTCACAGGACGACATGTTTTCTGGTGAGCTTCAGCAAAGATATCCAATTCCAAGAAAACGTGGCGAAGAGCCTCAATACAAGTTGAGACATCTTTTGACTGACGTGGAACGCGCATTTAACTTGGAAAAAATGCGAAGAACGGCAAGCAGTCTTCTAGCACATGCCGATGCTTTTGAAGCCGAGTGGCGTTCTCAGAAATTTAGCATGGGACAAAGATGAAGTATTGCATCGTTCTTCGCAGCAAGTTTACTAGCGAAGAAATTCACTTGGGTAGCTCATACAAAAGCAAAGAAGACGCCAGCAAATATGCGGAACATGAGCTATGCAAGAAATGCAATTACATAGATATCCGTGGTGTGCATGAGTCACATGTGTGGGTTAACAGACGCGACGGTTTCAAGCCGTCAATGAATTATGACCCAAGCCACAAAAGCGAAAGCCCCAACAGCACGAACTGTTGAGGCTATCTATCAACCATTGATCGAACGGAGATCAACGATGACTAGCGATCATTCTATCACCTTGCATCAGCTCGCTGAATACGACGTGCGCTGTGAGCGCGATGCCAGCGGCAATGTGCTGGTGGTGCAAGCCAATAAGCGCGGCGGTTCTGACGTGGTGGTGCTATCGCGCAAGACAGCAAAAGACTTGGCCGCGTTCATTCTAGACGGCGTGGGTGCGGGTGAATCCTGATGCACTACTACCAACATCATATTGGCGATTTTATCCGCGACACGTCGAACCTGACCGATAGCCAGAGCATGACGTATTTGCGTCTGATCTGGACCTATTACGACACCGAGCAGCCGATAGAGGATGCCGTCAAAAAGCTGGCATTTAAGCTCGGTTCTGACGCTGAAACGGTCGAGTTATTGCTGGAAACTTTCTTCAAAAAAGAGGCTGACGGGTGGCATCACAAGCGGATTGATGCCGAAATTTCAGCCTATCAGACCAAGGGCGAAAAGGCGCGAGAAAATGCGAACGCACGCTGGTCGAATAGCCGACGCAATGCCGACGCTATGCAACCGCAATGCGATGGCATTGCCCACGCTATGCCCTTGCACGATTCTTTATCGAAAGTCGATGCTAACCAACAACCAATAACCAATAACCAACAACCAGAGAATAAAAACCCCCCTACCCCCCTTGCAGGGGGCGGGAACAAATTTGATCCGCTAAGCATGCCATTGCCGGATAGC